ATTCATTCGATGTCAATTCAATCATATCTCAACATTTCTGAGGATACTCAGGTTACACTGAGGCAAGGTTCTCACGTGTGGCTTAAAATGGCTACTAAGTATGCGAGAGCAGCTGCTTTAGAGAAAGTGCTTGGCCAGAATGCTGATCACTTGCTACTTGTTTCTCCTACTATCGAACAGTACGAATTTGTCAAGGCTCGCTTCACCGGAGATATTTATATCTATGCGAAGAGGTGTGATGCAGATCGTACGCGAGTACCAGTTAATCTCAGTGCTGCTCAACGTTCTGACACTGTTCTGGTAGAGTACCATCAGTATCTGAGAGGAAAAAGAAGTATTTTTGAAGTCACACCCAGTTCAAACAGAGTTTTTACCAGTTTGAACAATGTGCCAAAGTGCATCGAAGTTGTCTATTCAATTCATGTGGACTACTTTATTTCTACCCATGAAATAAGGAATTTTATTGAGCAGAGACCAGTTTGTATATGGATCTCTGTGTTAAATCTACCGGGTTTCCTGTCGCGTGCATCGTACGGAAACTGGAGCAACGGAATTTGCAGCAGAACGTCCAATGATCTGTCTGTAGGAAAGCTCTTTTACAATCATATTCAAAAGTATGCATATTACACTGATGGAAAAAATATCTACTTCAAAGGTTTAGACTCTGCACAACACAACGGAGAAAGATTCTATGAACATAACAGACGCAGTGTAGATTGTTGGGCTAGTCACTTCTATGATAATCAAGCAGTTTGCGAGTCGCAAACTTTTTTTTGAATGTGCATACGGTGAAGTTGTTGCACGATGCTACTCCATTTCAACTTCATCTCTGTACACTAGAATCACATCCGTACCAAAGAACATGAAAAAACAGTATTACTTGGCACCTACTTATGATTTTAGTGGTACAGTCGTCATCAGTGCAGATTTGATGACAACGTTGAAGAGTGTCAATGTGAAAACTAAAAGTGGAAATGATGAACTAACACAAGAAGAAAGTTTCAAGTTATACTTGGAATCTCACCAAAACAAGGC